GCAGACAAGGGATCGGGTGGTCAAACACAGTTTATGTGACGAAGTGCTGAACCCCGCAACCTACAAATACCTGATTTACGACAACGGAGCAAGCCAAGTCGGGAAAGGAATCTCATTTACCCGGAAGCGGTTGATCTGTCACCTGCAACGGTTTTATCGGCAGCATGGAAACAATCAGGGGTACATCCTGCTGATTGATTTCTCAAAGTATTACGACAATATCCGTCACGATACGCTGAAAGAACTGTTTGAGAAGTATGTCAACGACCCGGTGGCGTTATGGCTTCTGGCTGAATCCATCAAGAAATCCGAAGTGGATGTTTCGTACATGACCGATGAGGAATTTGCGTACTGTATGTGGGATGTTTTCAGTTCCTTGGAATATGAAAAACGCCCGAAGTCAGAGCGCACAGGAGAAAAGGTCATGAAGAAACACCTGAACATCGGGGATCAGGTGGCACAGACAGCCGGGATCGCCTACCCCATTGCGATTGACAACTACGTGAAGATCGTTCGGGGAGTGAAATTCTACGCCCGGTACATGGATGATTGCTACGTGATACACGAAAGCAAGGAGTTCCTTCGGGATTTGCTTGGACACATTCTTGTGATCGCCCTTGATCTGGGGATCACGGTGAATATGGACAAGACAAGGATCGTCAAGCTTTCAGAACCATGGCGGTTTCTTCAGACGCAGTACGCCCTGACCGACACGGGACGGATCATCCAGAAGATCAACCCGAAACGGCTGACCACGATGCGAAGGAAGATGAAGAAGCTTGCCCCAAAGATGACGGAAAAGGACTTCACGGATTGGTACAGGGCATGGTTCCAGAACTACCGTAAAGTCATGAGCAAGCGTCAAAGGCTCAACATGGACACCCTATTTAATCAACTGAAGGAGGTAACGACCCATGTACACGATCAAACTCAATGACGGGACGAAGCTGGAAAACCTTGCCCTGAACGGCAACAATTTCATCAGCGAAAGTCCTCTGGACGAGGGAATCTTTGAAGGTAAACTCGCCCGTGTGGAAATCAAGGACGAGGAATCCGGTGAGGTTTCTGTTCTGGAAAACGGCTATCTGGCTTCCCTGCGGGAATGTGACGGGGCGTATTGGTTCGTCCTGATCGAAGAACCCACGGAAAACCGGATCGCACGGGTTCTCGCCAACGCAACAGGCGATATCACAAGTATCGAACTTGCGCTGGCTGAAATCTACGAAATGATTATCGGATAAGGAGGACAAAACCATGGTTAAGGTTTACGCTGACCTGATTCGCAAAGGTGCGATCTGCCCCAAGACCGGGGAACCCTACACCCTTGAGGATGTTCCTGAAAGAATCCGTGAAGCGGTTCGCCGGGAACTTGAGGGCGAGTAAGCCATGTGGCTGCTCAAACTGTTTCGTGTTTACATTTTCGTGATTTGCCAGAAGGAGGTAAACAAAATGGCTGTTATCTACGTAGCCCTGATTATCAAGGGCAAGCGCACATTCTCATCCGTTCCCGCCACGATTAAGGAGCAGGTTCGCCAGCTTCTGATTGATCTGGAATTGGAAGAACTCATTGATGAATGAGCCGGGTTTGACCCCCGAATAACCCAGAAAAGGAGGTAAGTATGCCTATGTCCCCGGTTGAAATTGTATTAACCATCGTTGGCAGCGTGTTTGCCAGCGGTGGGTTCTGGGCGTTTATTACCGCCATGATCCAGAAGCGGGATAAGAAGGTCAGCAACGAGGGCAAAATCCTTCGTGGTCTGGCTCACGACCGTATCTGCTATCTCGGTGAGCATTATATCCAGCAGGGTACGCTCACCAAAGACGAGTACGAAAACCTGCACGACTACCTGTACGTGCCGTATTCGGAACTCGGTGGGAACGGGACAGCAAAGAAGATCATGGACGAGGTAAAGAAACTGCCCCTTAAAACTGCCTGATTGAATTTGCGAACTCCCGGAATGGAGGTTGGGAAAAATGAGCAAGATATCGGTATCAAACTATTTGTCCAAAGTCGAGGAAATTTATCAGGAGCAGCCCACATACCGGACAGGCGGTGACGGTTCGGACGGAACCTGTGATTGCATCGGTATGCAGCGGGGCGCAACTGAACGGTGCGGGGTCAAAACATCCGGGTTCCGGGGAACGAATGACGCTGCCCGGAACAAGATCAAGAACCTGCACAAGATTTCCGGGGTCGGAGAACTGAAGCTGGGTCAGCTTGTGCTGAAACAGCGTCCGATAGATGATCCGAGTATGCCCCTTCCCGATGCCTACCGTCCGGGAGGGAGCAAATACAACGGTGATCTGACCAACTACTCGCACATCGGGTGCGTGACGAAGGTCAACCCGCTGGAAATCACCCACATGACCAGCCCATCGGCTCTCAAGGATACAAAACTTGGGAAATGGGAATTTGTAGGGGAAAACCCTTGGGTCGATTATAGCGGGTCTGTCGATCCCGATCCTGACCCGGAACCGCAGCCCGAACCGGAACCGACCCCCACGCCGACCCCGGAAACCGCTACCACCTACGCTGAATCTGGCAGCACCGTGAACCTGCGGAAGTCCAGAAGCACATCCAGCCCGTTGGTGGATCGGATTCCGATTGGGGAAACGGTGTCGGTGGAGAAATACCGGGACGATTGGTGCGCCGTAAGATGGAAGGGAAAGGCGGGTTATATTATGACCCAATTCCTGATCTTCGGTGAGTATGTCCCCGGAGAGGATTCTGAACCGGAACCCGAACCTGATGATCCGTCTGGCGAGGACGAGGAAATGGTGCTGGTGAGTCGGAGTGATCTGATTTTTATCCAGAACATGATTGCATCCATGCTTGGCGGGGTCGGGTAAATAAAACAAAGGAGGAACAAAGTCATGAAGCTTCCCAACAAGGTTTATGATGTACTGAAGTGGATCGTGATGATCTGCATCCCTGCGCTGACCACGGCTTACGTGGGCTTGAGTGCGATCTGGGGATTCCCATATGCCACGGAGGTTGCCAAGACCTCTGCGGTGATCTGCACCCTGCTCGGTGCGCTGCTTGGGATCAGTACCGCACAGTACAACAAAACTGACCCGCCTGACGAAGAAGGAAACGGCTAATACAAGAAAGAGGGGTGAACGATTCGTTCATCCCTCTATTTCAATGGTGAATCCGAAGGTGTTCTTCGTGTAGAAGAAAGTTTTCGGATTTGCACCGTATGGTGGAGCGAAACACGCAATATCCGAAACTTTTAGCGTTGCCGTGTTTGCCCCAGAAATGTTGAAAGTAAAGGTAATTTTCCTTCCACCGCCCGGAATGTCCCAGACAAAAACCGAATTGACAAGGGTATCTATGACCCGCATCCGATAATCAGGATCATCAATGTCCCCCTGACGGAAAGATTCAAGCCAGAATTGGATTCTTTCTTTGGTCAGGCGGGGCTTTTTGTTTTCTTCACGGGCGATTCGTGCGAGAAGGTCTTTCTTTAGCCCCTCAAGGTCGATTAAACGCTCTCTGGTACTCTCGGTGACAATTCCATGCTCCGCAAGATCAAGGAGGTTTTTGAGCCGTTTCTGTGCGTCTGCGAGGGATTCCTTTAATTGGGGCAGAACAGAGTTCTCGGCTGCTTCCTTTTCGATAATCGCCATGGCTTTGGTCGAAATCTGTTCTATGGACTCATCGGTAAGGACGGTTTGGATCGTGTATCGGCAGACAATTTCTTCCAGCCAATCCTTTTTCTCTGGTTTCTTGGAACAGGCGTTACGGTGCTTCCGGTCGGCGCACTTGTAATAGGAGTAGGTCTGTCTGTTCTTCCCGACACCACATTCCCCGGTCATAGGAGAGCCACAATGACCGCAGAACACCTTTCCGGTAAGCAGGTAGTCCTCACGGGCTTTCCCCTTTGCCCTCGCCGTAAAATTGTGCTTATAACGAGCCTGAACACGGTCAAAGAGGTCTTTGTCGATGATAACGGGCATCCCGCCCTCCTTCGTGACCTCGCCATAGGAGTAGACCCCGGTGTACTTTGGGTTGGTCAGGATCGTGCGGAGGGAGTTTTTGTTGAACTGCGTTTTCCGGGCGGTGCGGTAGCCCTGTTCGTTGCAGTAGTCGATAATTTCCTTTGCACTATGCCCGTCTGCGTACATCTGGTAGATTTCTCGGACGATCTTCGCCCCGGCTGGATCAATCACGTAGGTTTTGTCGGCTCCGATGGCGTAGCCCAGCGGAATCGTCCCGCCCGTAACCTTACAGGCAAGGGCGTTTTCCATCATACCTCGCTTGATGTTCCGGGAAAGGTTCTCGGAATAATACTCGGCGTACCCTTCCAGAACGGATTCCAGAATGATTCCTTCCGGTTCATCCGGGATAAACTGCTTGGCATAGTAAACCTTGACCCCGTTACGCTTGAGCCGAGCCTTGTACATGGCAGAGTCGTAGCGGTTCCGGGCAAAGCGGTCAAGGGTATACATGATGACCGCCTGAAAGTGACCTTTCTCGGAATCCCGGATCATGCGCTGGAAGTCTGCCCGGTTGTCTGTTTTTCCAGACAACGCCCGGTCAATGTATTCTCCAATAATGACGAAGCCGTTGCGTTCGGCGTAGGCTTGGCACTCCCTGATCTGTCCCTCAATGGATTCCTCTCGCTGGGAATGGGACGAATACCGGGCGTAGATGACCGCTTTAATCACGGCAGCACCCTCTTTTCAAACTCATAGACAGCGTTCATAAACTCATGGCGGTCACGCCGGGGCAACATACGGAAGATGCGGACGATTTCTTTTTCGTCCTCATCCAGAATATTGTCGGTGCGTTCCTGCTCGGCAACTTCTTCCTCTGTCATGAAGAAATCCATGACTGAGCAGTTCAATTCTTCTGCCAGACGGACGAGCATTTCCTGTTTCGGGAGGGAACCGGAGTTCCACATGGCTACTTTGGAAGTGGCTACACCCATCTTTTTGAGAACGGCGGTAGGCGTTGTGCCACGGGCGTTGCAGATGCGTTTAAGGTTCTGTGCGAAGGACATTTTTGACTACCTCCAAAAATTTTTCTTACAAAATCCGAAAAATAGCTTGACAACTCCGAAATATGGACTATAATAAGACCAAGAAGTTCGGAAATCGGACGGACAATATGAATCCCACCCCTCGGAAATCTGTTATCCGGGCGGTTCACGTTGGTTCCTATTCCCAATAAGAATCATAACATTCCGTGGGAGAACTGT